TAACTACTTATAAACATATCGGAATATGTGAACAGAGAGAATGCAACAAACACCATAACAACATATGTGAACAGCACGCCTGAATCAGGCACCGCAAAAAATCATCCATCAAAACCCCATAACAAAAAGCGACCCCTGCAAAACAGTGAATCCACGCATGGACAAACACATTCACAATTACACTTTCAACATCAAACAAGAAACTACGAGGACACAAAATGAAGCCTAAACACAAAACCGTAACCGACGACCTCGGCACAAAACACACAGTCACCAACGACGCTGCAGACAACACATGCCCAGGCTTATATGCTCATAAGATATGGCCAACAGATAAGTAACAATAACCACATACCCACATAACACTCACAAAACACCACAAGAAACAAAACTACACACCAGTGAACCAGTAGTACACAACAAGACACCCGACACCGACATAATAATCATGTAGAAACATACGCGCCCGATCCATACTAACGTCGTATTATGCAATCACTATGGATAGTCACTTGATCAGGCCTCAGAGATGTCCTACTATGATAGTTGTTGATGACTCCAGACAGTAAGGAAACAACTATGTTGCTAGTGCTCTAATAGATAGTGCTTAACCATATCGTAATACATAATACACACATATGGTCAATAAGAAAAGTCTAACCCCACAAACCACCCTAAGTTACACGTAGATGTGCGTTGAATATTTTGGTGTTGGAGGTTTAGTTGAATTTATGGTGATTAGGTTATGAGTAGTAAGAAAGCGTCGGCTTGGTGGTATCTAGTTCCGTTGTTCTTCAGTTTGTTAGGAGGAATCATAGTGTACGCGTCTTTACGTGATGAAGATTCGGATATGGCTTCGACGGCGTTATGGTTAGGTGTAGGCGCGTTTGTCTTTAACTTGCTCATAGGAAGTTGGTTGTGGATGAAGTTGGTTTGGGGTGTTTAAGATTTCGATAGCTCGCCGTGTTTCTGTCGATTGTTCCTATTCGGTGTCTTTGGTGAGGAAGCGCAACTGTCATGTTGAACGTGTTTTGCGTAGGATGGGTCGTTGATGGTGAAGCGTTTGCCTGGCAGTTTGTGGTGTTGGCGTCGGATGCCTCGTACGCCCGAAGAAATGGTTACCCGTATCTGTGAAGTGATGCTGGAACGTAGGTTGCTTGAAAAGGTGTTGGTTGGTTATGAGGGAGGTTCAGGTTCGTTCTAAGGCTTGTCCTGAATGTGGTTCTCCTACGTGTGTCAGGGTTTCAGGGTTTGAAACGTCGGTGATTTGCAGTAACTTGTCCTGCGGCTTTTTCTTTCATAGTGATAGTCGTCTGAAGGTTGAGAAGTCTTGAGGTTTGGTTGGGAACTGTTAGAAAGATTTAAACTGTTTACCCTGTTCATGTTATTCTGGATTTGGATGGATGATGAATGAATGAGGTTGAAGTGATTCCGCCTGCTGAATTGAAGAATCTTGTTGAAATGGATACCCGCGATATTGCAGATGCCCCAGTCGTGTTTCAGATGCTGTTTGAAGGTCGTGACCATGCGGAAATCGCTAAAGAGTTGAAGATGGAACGCACTGGCTGCACACGAAAGATTCACCGGCTTTTGAATACGCGTGAGTTTCAGAACGCATTGATGGCTGAATGGGTTAAACGTTACCAAGCGATGAACGTGGAGGATGCGCGGCTCGCGTTCAAACAGCTTACTCGCCTTGTATCGCAGGGCATCACCCGACGTTTTGAGGGAAACGAAACAGTAAAGTTGACGGAGAGACGAGAACTTGTCACAGTCCACATCAGAGACTACGAGAGACAAATTGAAGAAGAACTTGAGAGAGCACTTCCAACAAACAGTCCTCAAAAACCCGTGGATACCACACCCGCCACACGCCAAACAAGCCGCATTCCTTCTTCTGAACTGCCGTGAGGCATTATATGGAGGAGCCGCTGGAGGCGGAAAATCTGAAGCACTCCTCATGGCCGCACTCCAATACGTCGACGTACCCAGCTACAGCGCAATCATATTCCGCAGAAGCTTCACCGACCTCGCCTTGCCCGGAGCATTAATGGACAGAACCTACGAGTGGCTAGGCGGCACAGAAGCACGATTCAACCAGATCAACCACTCATGGAGCTTTCCAAGCGGCGCCACACTAGCATTCGGAAACCTTGAACATGAACAAGACAAGTTCCGCTACCAATCCGCAGAATTCCAGTACATAGGCTTCGACGAACTCACCCAGTTCCTAGAAACCCAGTACCGTTACATGTTCAGCAGACTCAGACGCCTAGAAGACAGCCCAATCCCCCTACGCATGAGAGGAGCATCTAACCCCGGCAACGTCGGACACGACTGGGTCAAACAACGCTTCATGACAGAAGGCGCAAAATACGGGCGCGTCTTCATACCCGCACGCCTCGAAGACAACCCCAGCCTAAAACGCGACGAATACATCGAAAACCTGAGCAACCTAGACCCAATCACTCTACGCCAATACCTCAACGGAGACTGGACCGCAAGACACGGCGGAAACATTTTCCTACGCGAATGGTTCAAAACCGTCCAAGGCAACCAAATCCCCTCCAACATAAACATGGCACGATACTGGGACATGGCAGCCACCGAGCCTAAACCCGGAAAAGACCCGGACTGGACCACAGGCGCACTAGCAGGCGAACAAAACGGAGTCTACTACATCCTAGACTTGGTACATAAACGGGAAAACCCAGCCAAAATAGAGCAGACAATACGCGAAACCGCCGAAGAAGACCGCAGAAACCACCCCTACACACGAACCTACATGGAGCAGGAGCCAGGATCGTCAGGAGTCGGCCAAATCAGCCATTACGCTACAGGCGTACTCAAAGGCTTCAACTTCTGGGGAATCAAAAGCACAGGACCCAAAGCTGAACGGGCAGTTCCAGTCGCATCCGCCGCCTACGCTGGAAACCTGAAACTTAAACTTGCCCCATGGAACACAGACTTGCTGGACGAGTTTGAAGCTTTCCCACAGGGAGCACACGACGACATAGTAGACGCTGTGTCAGGAGCCTTCAACCAGCTCAGAACAGCCTACAAGCCTTGGGCGCAGACCCTAGCATGGTAAACAAAGAGGTAAGTGAAAGTGCAAAACAGCAAACAGAAACTCACATTCACCGAAAAACTAGTCCAGCACCTAGGCATCACACCCAAACGGGTGTTCAACCAAACAATCACAGAAATGAATGAACTGCACAAAGCCCAACTCAAACAAGCCATAGAAGCCCAGCGCAGAAGCCCAGTCAAAGACACCTACGGAGAAATCAACAAGATCGTAGACGTACCATACAATTACAGCCTCCTAATCTACTATTCATGGGCAAACGAAGTCCTCAGACAGGTCCACGACGCAATAATCAGGGAAGTAACACGCAACGGCTGGACAGTCACGCCAAAATGGGCGTGTAAATGCACGCTCTGCGGAGCCGAATACCAGAACAACAGACCAAAATGCCCAGAATGCAAAGGAGACACCCGCAGACCCGACCCCCAACAAAAAGAAATCTTGAAAGCATTCATCGAAGACCCAAACCCAGACAACGAGTTAACCGACATAGTCAAAAGCAGCATCCGCTACATGCTCTCCGTCGACGACTGGTGGCTCAGCATCCAATACGCGAACCTGCAAGCCGACAACCCCTTAACCATATATGTTGAAGACAGCCGCAACATGCGCGTAGTCAGCGACGACAAAGGACGACTAGGCAACGGAGAATACTTCTGCCCAACATGCACAGGCGAACACCCAGAAAAAACGTATCAGAAAGGCCAGAAATGCAAGAAACACCCAGAAACCGAGTTGAAAGAGACGGCTTATGTGTATCTTTCAGGCCAAGACGTGAAAGCACGCTTCGCAAAAGACGAAATCCTCCACAGCATCCAAGACCCGTTGCTGCCAAGCCTCTACGGAAACAGCAAAACCATAAGCTGCCTCAAAATCATATTAAGCATCTTCGCAATGGACCAGTTCAACCTCACCACCTACAGCCAAGGAAAACTAGCCCAAATCCTCTGCTTCGAAGGAATGACCCCTGAACAAGCCACAGAACTCGCGAAAGAAACCCAAAAACAGAAAGACATAGCCGAATACGACGCTAGAACAGGCGAAAAAGTCGCCAACCTACTCACCCTCTTCCTAGGATCACCCGGCCCAGTAACCAAAGTAAACGCCATGCCCCCGTCAGACCAAATGCAAAACATCGAATGGTGGAAACTGTGGCGCGAAATCGTCTGCAGCATATACGGCGTAACACCAGTGTTCAGCGGAGTCGTAGAGGCGGGAAAATCTGGAAACAACCCTCGAATGCAGATTGACGTGCAGAATAACACGACGGAAATGGTGCAGAAAAGCTTCCAAGACCCCTTCAACACCATAATCGTGCCCAAACTGGGCGTAACCGACTGGAAGTTCACGTTCAACCCTGTTGAAGAAAAAGACGAGATGCAAGACATAACCATCTTGAACAGCAAACTTGACGCCCTCCAGAAAGCCGTCAACCTAGGCTTAACCGCTGAATTCACAGACGAAGGAGAAGTCAAAGTGTCAGGAAAACCACTCACCCTCGAAGAAAAAACAGCGTTAAATGCTCCATTTCAAGCCGAAAACAAGCCTTCAGTAGAGGCAAAACCCAGTTACGAGCAGAAGAACCCGTTCAAACGTACAGAAATATTTTCAACCGAAAAAGCCGTTGGAGGTGAGTGAAAACGAATCCTGACAAAAGAATATTGGAGGCAGCGTTAGCTTTCGCCGAGTCGAAACCTGTCCAATGGGACGCTTTCAGAGACAAATGGTTGCAAGACCACCCCACATTCACTGAGGAATTGGCTAAAATCCAGACGGAAACCTTGGTTGAACAGCCCAAGCCGAAACATTACGGTGGAAACAAGTCGACAGTGACGGAGCCAACAGCCACATGACTGAACAAGGAATTTACAGTCGAAGCAAAGAAGCCCTAGCGAAAGACGAAAAGCTAAAAGAACCCCTGAAAGAACCGCCGAAAGAGCAGCAACTAGCTGAAATCACCGCTATCCTTCGCAAGGAATATGATGAGTTCATGGTTGAATTGGATAAGGCGAAGCCGAACCTTGAAGCCATCGCCAAAAGCCTGCCTGAACGCAGAAAAGCAGTGCAAGAGTTTGCGGTGCTCACCAAAATCTTGAAAGACGAGTCGCAAAGCATAGATAAGATTGAGAGGGACACGCTTCTCATGTTTCAGACTTACCTTAAAATGCAGGGAGTCACCCCACCATAGAAGGTTGAAGGCTAAAGATGACTGGAATAAAGCATTCAGCAACAATCACTAAGCCGCAGGACCCAAACTTTGAGGTCAGCACCAACGAGTGGAACGCGGAACACGCAATAGATGACGCCAGCGTCCCCATAGCAAAGTTGTCTGGCCACGATAAAGCCGCGCATGACGCTTTAGCCATAGATCACACTTCATTGACTAATAAGGGTTCAAACACTCACGTCCAAATAGACAGCTACATAGCGGCAGGCGAAACCGTAGTTGTCGCCGTCGCAGACACGCCAAACGCCACAACCACCCTAGCAAATGCTACTGGATTAGTTCTCGCACTGTTAGCCAATTCAACCTACATGATTGAAGGATTCATCGTTTGGAGCGCAAGCGCCGCAACAGTAGGCATCAAACTGAGCGCAACAGGCCCAACCAGCCCAACATTGTTAGCTGGACATTTCGTGACAGATGCAGTTAACGGCACGCCGGACAGTTCATCATTCAACGCAAACGACGTAACAGTAACCACTTCAGCATCAGCATTCACGGCTGGAAACATTGCGGCACTACACTGTATTGTGAAGACCGCGTTGACTGCTGGCGACTTCCAAATCAGGTTCGCCGCAGAAACCACTGGAACAGTCACCATAAAAGTCGGCAGCACCTTAAGATGCAGAAAAGTGGCGTAAAATGAGTTTTGACCCAGCAAGCTTCGACACTAAAGCATTCGGCGCAGGCAAGGGAGGAGCAAAGGCAGGGTCGCCAGACAATCTTTACGTGAACGCTTGGTCAAATGATACTGCAAACTGGAACACGCACACTGGTTCAAGCCCATACCTGCATGACACCGACGTAGACTCGATAAGCGGCTTCACCCAGAACGTTCTCGACGACCACTACAGTTTCGGAAACGTTTCAGGAGAATATCTTTGGGCTGCCGTGACAAGCATAAAACTGTACGTGCAAGAGAAAGACAACAGTGAAGTCGCCGGCTTCAAAGCAGAGTTAAGCGTAGATGACGCCGCATGGTTCACAGCGATTGCGGCAGGAGGATTCTGGGGCGACGCAACATACAGGTGGGAGATTTCAGCGAACCTTATCGCCAACTTTGCGAGCATAGCAAACATTAACAGTTGCATCATGCGAGTCACGAAACTTGGAGCAGCATCAGGAACCACAGCGTTGAGACGCGCATACCTCGAAGTCACTTTCACGGTGGCAGGCGGACAACAAACCAAAACCTTGATTGAAGAGTATGACTATTGAAATCTTCGTATGAATATATCCATTGTCGGCTTTCCACCAACAGGAAATTCCATCTTTTCCCATCGTTTTATAGCGTTATGATTCGCACATAAAAGTTGGTATATGCTTGTTCCAGCTTTTACATCTCGTATTACTTTTCGTAGAAATGTCATAGGATTCAAAACTTGATTCTCTTTGTATCCCCCACCATGTATATGGTCTATTTGCAAAGCACGTCTATCTGTGAGACCACAAACTACACATTTATCTCCTAGCAGTATGAACGCTTCATGCTTAAGTCGCCAATAAGTTTGTCGACTAATCTCCACATATTCTTCTTTTCTGTTTTGATAACGTTCACGCATTCGCTTCAAAAGTTCGTCTCTATGCTCACGATGATAATTATGGTGTCTTTCTCGACAAGAGGGGCAAATCTTATGGTTATCTTCACAAGTATTTTTGTGGCATGTTGAACAAATCATTATAATCTCTCTAATAAATAAGTGCATTCATTTATAAACATTTCGAGAGTTGATTACTGATGGGAGCCATATACCAGCGCAAGTACGCGGAAGCCGCAACCTTAGACTTCTGCCTCTACGAGCTCGACGGCACAGACTTAGTTGCCACAGCCGCATACGCCGCAGGCGACGTCAAAATAATGAAGGATGAAGGCGCGGAAGCCAACACAACCAACAGCTTCACGGATGAGGGCACAGGCTACTCGCTCGTGCTCACCGCAACGGAGATGACGGCTGCAAGAGTCGTCCTATACATTATAGACCAAACCAGCCCGAAGATATGGCTTGACCGATGCTTGGTCATAGAAACCTACGGGCACGCCTCAGCGCAACACGCTTTCGACTTGGACACAGCAACACAGAACGTGAACGTGGCAAGCATAGACAACATAGACTTCGGAGCAACCATGAAAGCCAGTTTGGAAACAGCAGTAGATGCAGGATTAGACAACGCGGTTCCAGCGGTGAACACGGCGGGAAGCGTCAACGACCTGTTGAAAGACCAGATTGACGTGGTGCTGGATAATATCCACGATACTGACTTGCCCGACTTACATACTGACGTTGCGGACATTCACACTGATGTTGGAACCGCAATCACAAATATCGGTGATGTACATGCTACCGACTTGCCCGCGTTGAAAACAGTCGTAGACAACATCCACGACACAGACCTACCAGCAGTCCTCACCGCAGTCACCGCAGTACAGAACAACACAAGATTCACCGCAGCCGTACCCGCATATTTGAGCAAGCCAGACGCGGGAAATGAGGCTTACAGAATATCCAGCAACCTTTACGACACAGTCGGAAACAT